TTGCTCAGGGCTGGGTGGTGGCGGCTGTTGTGCCTGTTGCTGCATCGCCATCGTTGGATCGGCAAAGAACATATCGGGCTCAAGATCAGCTGCCTCAGCAAGCTTTCGCAAACTTTGATAGTAGGCAGGCAAGGGTGCTAATGGGTTTGCAATGCCCATCTGTGCCATAATCGCTTCTTGCTTCTGTGCGATAAAATTTAACTTCTGAACCTGCTCTGCCTTTGTCCCGGTTCCAAGGGCCGTATTAACTCTAACCTGTAAATCAGCGGTCCATGTTCTCGGATCAACCGAAGCCCATGTCTTGCCGCGCAACTTGACCACCCGCTCATGATCCTGATGTTGCAGCAACATTTTATACGCCAACATTAATAACCGGGTGAACCCGCCATGCGCCATTGACCGACAGATCAACTCGATACGAGCTCGAGCCGCCATCGACTGTTCATCGATAGCTCGCGCTGTTTCACTCTGCAGCACATTGGCATCGAGCCCCGCGCCCATCTCCGTAATGCCAGTGCGGCGCTGCAGCTGACCATCGATATATTGCAGCATCGGAAAAGCTTGAGAGCCGCTCCATTGCGTGTTTAACGGTAAAACCGCTGTCTGTGGGTTGCCCTGTACGCGAATTATAGAGCCGGGGCTCTCACTCAATAAATCATCGAGATCAGTGCGCTGCTCGTCTGTAACCAAACGAGGATACAAAGAATGGTATAAACCATCCATCATACCGCGAACTAAACTGGTTTTTAACCGCTGCAGATCTTTCACCAGATCAGCAAGCGAATACCCCATCAGCCTATGAGGTCGCCTGATCGCGGTCAGCTCGGCAAACGGTAAAAAGTTTACCGGCTCAATTTCTAAAACGGTTGTATTACTGTAACCACCCAAGCAAGTGACACGATGCAACTTCTCTCCGCTGCCGTCATAGTCACACCGAATATACGCCTCGCAGAGCTCAACCCGGCGCTGCTTAGGGTCAGTGTCACTGTAACTGTCAGTCACCGTTGTAAGGTCATCGTAACGCTGCTCAAATAGCATGTTATAATCGCCGTTATATGTATCGGCAGACATAACCATGTCCTCGTCGTAACCCTCATCCAACAAGCTTTGAACCGTCCGTAACTGCCTATGAGCGGCAAAGGTCCAAGTGTGGTCTTTTTCATCAAGCGACCGGGCTCTCTTGTTCACCAAAAATTCTTCTGGCGGTACTGCTTCCCAGCATAAACGAGGCTTGCGTTTCGTATGCCTGATCTTGACCTCATGAGTGACCTCAACTTGTTGATCCTCAAGGGCAGCAACCATTGCATCCTGTTCGTTTAGGAGCTGCGTTTCCGTAACGCCAAAAGCAGAGTGCTCTAAGACCTCAACATCCTCGTCCGTTATGAGCTGCTGCAACTCTGCTTCCGATAGACCAGAGTAAACCTCGTCCATCGTTTCTTCGTTTTCTTCCCACCATAACTTGGCGACAGAAGTGCCGGTGATCAGCGCACTGCGTAACCAGTCCAAAGTGATCCTGTAGCCGTCGGAGTCGCGCATCAGCACATGGTTGACGTAGTCAGTGGCCTGTTTTGCCTGCTCCTCTTGATCAGGCGAATTCGGCTCGAATATGCCGATATTTTCAGTGCTCAAAAATGCCCTAGCGAGCGCTGGCATACACTGTTCGACCTGCTCTAGAACCGATCGGTCCATAACTTTCGATCGACCTTCGACCTCATCGCCGTAAAACTCACCCTGATACCGAGCAAGGTTATCACTGCGTCGAGCGGTCAGCTCGTCCATGTCGTCGCCAATAGCCTGCTGAAGGTGCGAGGCGACAATCTGGGCGACTTCGTCTTTGTCTTTATGAGCCATTGTTCTCCGCGCACTTACATCTGGTTTTTGCGATCGTTTTGTTCAGCTCTTCGACACGCTTCATAAGTTCCGCGAGCTCTTCTTTAATCGTCTTATCGTAATCGTCGGTCATATGATCCAACTCCGATTTTGTCGTTTCATTTGCTGCCGGGGGCGTGCCATCCTAAGCCCTTCGCACGCTAGGCCGAATGCGTCTGCGTAATGGCTGCACCAGTCGTGACGAGGTTTGCTCCGAAAAATTTTTCGCTTGTCGTCGAATTCATAGCGATATTGTTTCAACGCTTTCAAACAATCGCTAAAATTCTCCTTGTCGAACCAGAAACGGTCGAAGCTTGACCGCGCTGCGTGTATCCGCTCAGTAGCACCTGTTCGCGGCATAATCTTAGGGGTAACCCCGAGATTGCGCATCGTCTCTTCACGCGATACCCCGGTTCCAAGTTCCCTGACCGCAAGATCGTGCGGGAATAGGTGGACCCCATACGTGTACGGTTTATCTCTGAGCAAATTGACATAGTGATCGAGTCCCTGACCAGTGTCCTCGATGCAGTCTATAAAATGGATCTCCCGGCCTATTTCTTGCCAAAAAACTATTGTTGTTGAGTCCCCCATGCCAAGGTCCCAAGCCGTGTTTACGAGACCATTTCGGTCATATGGTACAGAGCAGATGCGGTCCTTCGCATCGTTAATCATATCGCCGTAAATTGCGCCGACCAAGGATGCGCCAAAAGAGCATTCAAACTCCTGTAGGTACATATTGCGGTCCATCGCCTTCCGGGCGTCTCTCAGCTCATCCTCGTCAATTAGGTTGGTCTCCGACGCTTTGTACATCTTGGCGTACCAGCCGTCAGTCTCCTGAGCGTGCTCATAAAGGTCGTGGAAAAAATTATCCTCTCCTGATGGGGTCCCTAAAAAAATTACGTCACCACCCCGATCTGATACGGCGGGTCGTATTACACTGGTCCAGACCTTTGGGTTGATCTGTGCCGTCTCGTCAAAAATTACGAGGTCATAATAGTTTCCCCGGAGCGCTTCGTAATTGTCAGCCCCAGCTAATTGTATCCTAGCGCCATTCGGAAAATCGGCTCTTAGTTCCGCTTCGTTAAATTTGGCCTTTGGGATCGCTCTCGAGTACTCTTTTAAATAGTCCCAAGCGATAGATTTTGCAGATGTGCGGTAGGGAGCCAGAAACAAGACCCGGGGGTTCTTCAGGGGGGTGGTAAGGGCCTTCTTGATCGCATGATTGATGGCGAAAACGGTCTTGCCGAATCTACGGTGCATGACCAGGACACTGAAGCGCTTGACCTCGTCGTGCAACTCGCGCTGCAGCGGTCGCGGTCGATAAGGTATCGTGTGAACTTGCATATATTTGTCCAGATATTTGTCACGAATGCAGACAGGAGCACGTTAACTGTTTGATTCTATTAGTTTATTATCGTCAATGTCGGCATTAACGATGCCTACACCAGCTGCATCGTTGTCATCTTCCCACTTAAATGATATCGCGCCATTCACCTCACTTCTATTCAATTCGCCAAGTGTAAAACGACCCAAATGCGACAAGGCAGCGACCCGGACATTACCTTGGTTCTCTGGATTTTGCGCTTCTTCCATGAGCATGGAGAGAATTTTTTCGCGCGAAAGATCAAGTTTTTCCGCTTTTTCAGCCATTTTTCGGTCGATTTCCGATTTTATGTCAGTATTTGTCAGTAATTGATGACCGCTCATATTTGCCCTATGAGCTGAGTAACCAGCTCGTATCGCCGCTTGGCTAGCATTCATGTCGATCAGATATTCATCAACGAAACGCTGACGTTTAGTGTTTAACGCCATTACTTCTTCTTAGTTTTTTTTATGACTGGCTTCCGTTTAGTCATCTTCATTGTCATTGTTTTTTTTGGCCGACCTCTTTTACTTCCATACGTTCCCGGTCCCATTGGCATAGTTTTATCTCCGTTAATGATACGTTATCTGTCTAGGAAAAAATTCGTCTGTTTGCATGGCAACACGGCAATACTCCTCAGCATCTACTTCGCTGTTCCACACAGTCACCTCGATCACCGCACAACGACCATCCTCTAGTTGAGTGATGTGAAACGCGACTGACCCTTCTTTGAGCTTGTTTAAGTTTTCTGGGAATTCTATTGCCATCTTTGCTCCACGCATAAAAAAAGCCTCGGAAGATCCGAGGCCATCTACTCACACTGCGTGCAAGCTTACGTATCCGTACCAGTTCAGAACCCCCGCGTCAAGTAATCATTTGATGCCTTTTAAGTCTTCCTGAAGTATAACAATATTCATACAAAGCATAGACGATTATTTCACTGGTTTTTCCTTTACGCCAATACTTGGATTTATCGATCGAATACATGGGTTTTTCATCAATTAACCATGCCAATACTATCGGCATTCTCCAACCCATCTTGATCGCCCAAGGATTGTATACATCCAATTTTCTTGCAGCCAACCACTCAGGTGCATTATGTGACGCTGTTTTGATCGCGCTTAAATCGACCGCTCGCGGCGTCAATGGACCGACTGTATAGCGAAACAGTCTGCGTATCTCAGCACCGCTCTCTTGGAGCTCTATCGCGTCCTGAGCCCCATATTTCTTCTTCCATCTTTCTGCCATATAGTCGAGCGGATCGCGTTGCAGCTTTGCTCGGGTCTCTGGCGTGCCAAGGTCGGCTTGCTCCCGCTTTCGTTCCTTACGCTTTTTCAAAAGGGCAGCTCGTCATTTAACTCAGTGTTAACCCGCACCTCTTTGACCTTAGTGCCTGGAAACAGCCGCATCACTTCTGGCAACGGGCTATCCTTCACATTAGCTAGAAACGAATTGATTAATGTGTCAGCTCCTATGATGGATCGATCGCGCTCATCGTCTGGCTCTTGCACATACATTTCAACGCTCGGCACGATGACCCACACATCACCGTTATCAGCTCGCACCTCGATTACTCGGCCAGCTGACAGCGGTTCGATGCCCACCTTTTCAGCGTGTGCCTCAAGCGCTTCGTAGGCTCGCATTGTTCTGATCGCTTCGCGCTGTACTGTTTGCACATTGATGGGATCGACCCAGAACACATCGTTCCAGATCTTTCGTTGTCTCTGGAACTTTCTCCTCAACTCGGGGTCGCGGCACAAGTTCTCGAGACGATCGATACCCCATTTATGTTCTAGCGCCGTCACGCACGCATCAACTGCTTTGCGCTCCTCGTCATAACGCTCGACCGCATGTGGCGGCCCCATAACTCTTTTTGTTCCTGTCGCCAAAATTATATCCTTTCACTGTTTGCGTATCCGCGCCACTTTGCGCCAGTGTCTCTTCCTAAAGGAAGAGAACACTAGTGGCGCACGTTTACTTGGACTCATTTTGCACCTGCGCAGCGCATACATCAGGCACGTTCTCCCACCTCATACGCAGCGACCATTTTGCGCTGAGGCGTCTTCGTTTCGCTCTCCACGATTGCACCATTCTGCACCCATGTTTTGATGATCCGGGCAACTCTTGACCGCTGCACCTTCGTATCTGTTTTCAGATCGCAGCACTCGGCCACTAGGTAGCCGAACCATAAATCCGACTGTGCGGCTTTTCTGACCCGGTCGTCGCCTTTGCTCATGGCAATCTGCACTTGTTGCAGATGGTACGTTGTAATGCCGTCGAATTCGTCAGGTGGCTCAAAGGCCGTCACGACACCAATGTTGTCACCATCCGGGTATTCGAGGGTCGCATTGCCTAGGTCTACTGACACAAGTTTTCGCCATGTGTTTGTATCGGCTGGAGGTGGTGCTAGGTTCGCCTTGTCACCGGGTCCGTAGTAAAAGAAACGCCTGACCTCTTCGTTCTCGATACCGGCTCGCTCAGCTGCATCCTTAGGCACTCTGCTCAGCGCCCGAACAGACCTTGCCGCATTAATCAACGAGCTCGCGCCCCGGCTGTCCTCAGCGGTCGCGTCCACACCGTTTAGTTTGCGTGTATGATGGATCATCTCGATGGCACAGTTGGCGTCCTGAGCAATCGCTTTCCACATATCGACGACCTCACCGACCGCCTCGTTAGCGTTCTCAGACACACTATGCGTATGGATAAACGGATCGATTATCATAACGTCTATTTTTTTAGAATCTATCTCTCGAAGGACGCTGTCGTAAACTGCATCGACCCGCATCACTTGTCCTTTTATCTCTTGCGCCATGAGCAGCCGCTGGTCTCTTCCGCTGTCCAGTAGGAGCCTGTCTTCTATGTGCTCTTGTGTGATGCCGTAATGCATCGCTGTCGCCTCGACCCGGCGTGCAATCTCTTCTATTGGGTCCTCAGCATTGAAGTACCAGACCCGGTAACGATCGAGCAGCGGTTCATTTTTCCTGAGCAGATCTTTCCCTGTCGCCATAGATAATGCTTCGACGATAGCGAGCTGCGATTTCCCAATCCCCCCAGGTGATATGGTTGCTGACAAAAACTTTCGGATGTAATGGCTACCGTAGATCCATTCTCTCGGTGGCAGTGATGCCCCGCCTGTTAGCTGATAGCCTGATGCGGTGATCCCGGAATGCTGATCAGCCATAGGCTCGATTGGCATCATCCCCTCTTTTTCCCAGTCCGGGTCGTCCAACGGATCGCCATTGTCTAGCAGGCGATTGATCTTGCGCTGCGTCGATAGGATCTTTGCCATCATCATATCAATGCCCCGGTCGTCATCGTCGAGGCTTTTGCCCTCGCGTGCTGCCACTTGTGCTTCGTACTCAGGCCATGCGAGCTGTATCCATTCTGGTATGGTTGGCGTTTGACCTGCCTCTCTGGCAAACTGCATCCCGATCCAATAAACAATTGACGCCATGAGCGCTTCTCGACCATCTATTTGTTTGAACTCTGCGTTCAGTTCGATCACTTCGCCTGCTTTACTTTCGACCAATCGACGGCTGTCGTTTTGCAATGCGGTGACGAAACGCCTAGGCGCTGGCGGCAATATCGGGTTGTCGAAAATCGATTTACCTTCGACCCATTGATATCGCTTACCCTCTTTGTTGCGTGACGGCGGGGCTAAGATAAAGTTGCCGTAAGATCGTGTGTCGATGTATTTAATGCCGAGGATATCTCGGTTGCCAGCTACCTTTTCAGTGAGCCCTAGATATATATGTGTGCCGCCTCTGGGTGACCGCACTGTCGGTGCGTCCTTGTAGTCGATATTGTATTCCATGCACATTTGGGCAAAGTCCTGTTGGACCTGCGCCCCTTTGTAGCCGTCAACATCAATCGCCAAGAAATTCTGCTCGGCTGGGTGCAGCCCAATATTGGCGTCAGGGTTTGCGGTCCAATAGTCGCGGATTTGTTCTTCGGTCCACGGCTCCTCTTGCATCTCTTTCCACTTAACCGCTGGGAACTCTTTCTCACCCGGTCGCAGTGGTATGGGACTAAAACCACGACGACGATATTCCAGCGCTGCTTCTAACAGCTCACTCATCGTTTACCCCATTGTGATAACGGACAACCGGCTCACCCTTGTGCCGTCTGTCCCAAACGAGCCAATTATAATTGTGAATTGGGTGCGCTGTTCGATCTTCCGGGGCGGTCCACCACGGCCTGAACGTCAGTATCGTTTTGCCAGCAAATGGTGCTTCCATCATCCATTGCCGGGTGACGGCTGTATCCCATTGGACCCGGAGCAGGGCAGCACAGAAATCGATGACGCCATCTTTTACTAAGGTGATGCATTGCCCCATCAGTTCATCAACGAGCCCTCGTTTATATGGCGGGTTGGTTAAAATGGCATTTGGTGCGCCAAGTAAATCT